AGTAATGACCACCCTTTCTTTGGAGATAAACCGGACAACAAACCGGACATGGTGAACCGTCCAGCACACTACAACAATGGTAAAATGGAATGTATTGATGCCATTCACGGGATGCTTACGCACGATGAGTACATTGGTTATCTCCGTGGTAATGCACTCAAGTATAACTGGCGCTGCCGCTACAAGGGTCAGCCCATAGAAGACTTACGCAAAGCACGATGGTACGAAGAACGATTGATTGCCTACATGCTGGAGCACCCAAGTGACAAATAAGACAGGCACACAGGACTACTTAGGTATACAGATTGACTACGACAGAGAGAAAGACCTTAGTGTGTTCTCTCTAGAGACACTGAAGGACAGATACTTCTGGGAGGATGAAACCCATGCACAAGAAGCCTTCGCAAGAGCATCGGTCTATAGCGCAACGTATCAAGGCCATACTGACTACAATCTTGCACAGCGACTTTACGACTACGCAAGCAAGGGCTGGTTCGGTTTTAGCACTCCTATACTTAGTAACGGGGGAACCACTCGTGGTTTACCTATTAGCTGTTTTCTCAATTATGTTCCAGATTCAAGGCGTGGTTTATCTGACCACTATGATGAGAACATATGGTTGGCAAGTGGAGGTGGAGGCTTGGGTGGATATTGGGGTGCTGTTAGAAGTAATGGCGTTTCAACTTCTAACGGTAGTCAGTCTACTGGTAGCATTCCATTCATGCACGTAGTTGACAGTCAGATGCTGGCGTTTAACCAAGGAGTAACTAGACGAGGATCATATGCGGCCTACATGGACATCAGCCATCCAGAGGTTGAAGAATTTATTGCCATGCGGAAGACTACTGGAGGTGATCTTAATAGAAAGTGTCTTAATCTGCATAACGGTATCACTATTACTGACGACTTTCTTACAGCCGTTAAGAACGATGACCAGTGGAGACTGATTGACCCTAAGTCTAAGCAGGCCATCAAGACTGTATCGGCAAGGGACTTGTGGTGGCAGCTAATACACACTAGGGCAGAGACAGGGGAACCCTACATTGTTAACCTAGACCGCTGTAACGAGGCTCTACCGGAGACACAGAAGGACATGGGGCTAGAGGTACGCCAGAGTAACCTATGCTCTGAGATTACCTTAGCGACTAGCGAGGAGCGTACAGCAGTCTGTTGCTTATCTAGTGTGAACCTAGAGTACTTTGACGAATGGAAGGACGATGAGTTATTCATCAGTGATCTAATCACAATGCTTGACAACGTGATAGAACACTTTATTGACAACGCTACACATGGAGAACATGCGTGGCACTTTAATGACACCTTTGAGGAGTTTAGCAAGTATGTTCAGCCAGATAAAACAGGCTTTGCAAAAGCCGCTTACAGTGCATATAGAGAACGCGCAATTGGCCTTGGAGCAATGGGCTTTCATAGCTACCTACAACGCAATGGTATACCTTTTGAAGGTATGTACGCTGCCAGTTTCAATAATAGAGTATTCAAGCACATTAAAGATAGAGCCACATCAGCTTCTAGTGTTCTTGCATCTGAACGTACTGAAGCACCTGATATGGCTAATGGGAACCTTCGTAATTCTCACCTGCTTGCTATTGCTCCTAATGCCTCTAGTAGTATTATATGCGGTGGAACGAGTCCTTCAATTGAGCCAACTAGGGCTAACGTATTTACGCACAAGACTCTGACAGGATCATACAAGGTAAAGAATAAGTATCTGGAGGAGTTACTTGAGAAGAAAGGTATTAACAACGAACAAACGTGGAAAGATATTGCTGCTGCTGAAGGCTCTGTTAAAGACTTGGAGAAACTCACAGAAGAAGAAAAGGAGGTATTTAAGACAGCACCTGAACTTGACCAGCGATGGGTCATCGAACACGCCTACCAAAGACAGAAGTACATCTGCCAAGCGCAGTCAGTAAACCTGTTTTTTGAGCCACCACCGGCTACAGCACCACAGGAGGTACATGATGAGTATTTGGAGTACGTTAATCACGTACATTGGACAGGAGCTAACAAACTCAAATCTATGTATTACCTGCGAACTACAGCGGCTAGAAATACAGAGAATGTTAACATCAAGATACCAAGAATTAACCTAGAAGAACAGGAGTGCCTAAGCTGTGAAGGCTGATGAACACCCTGTCTACAGGGCTAAATTTTACATACCAGAGCTAAAAAAGTCTGTGTCATGGAAAGAGTACCTAGATTACTACAATGACTTAGATGAGCAATTTTGGCTGTATAGCTACTATTGCTCTCAGATGTGGGCAAGCTACATGGACGACAAATGCAAGAGGCGTGAAGCACCATTGAGCTACAAAGAATATGTCGATAAGTACACAAAACTGTTAGAGGAAGGATTCAATGATAGACCAAAAGATTAGCGCCATGAAGAAGCTGTACAATGCTGAGATAGATATATACAAGGCAGAGGTGCAGAACTATCTAGACAACCCTGTGGGCGTAGGAGAGCATGGTAACTTGGTTGATACTATGGATAACCTTGTTGCTAAGATTGCAGAAGCAGAAGATAAACTAATTGTATTGGAGACACACTTCAGTGAGTAATGTGATAAACTTAATGCCTACGGAAGCTACCGCTAACGAGGTGCTAGAGGAATGTAAAGGTGACTTTGAGCATGTATTAGTTATCGGCTGGACTCCTGACGATGCTCTGACAGCTAAATCCACAACGTCTATGGACATGAAAGAGATAATTTACCTGATAGAGGTATTCAAACAAGCAATTATTATGGCAGGACATGAAGTAGAATGATAGACGAAACATTACCTAAGATAGTTGTAGGCGAAGTAAAAGAAAACGAAGATGGTTCCGCAGAGGTAGAGCTTCATTTAGAACCGCCTGCCGTTCAATTAATACTTGATATAGGTTTTAATCAACTACTAAGAGAACACTTGGATAACATAAAAGATGAGTGATGAACTAATACATCTCATAAGCCTTTGGGCCATGAAGCGTGGTATAGTTAACAACAGCACACCTTTAGCGCAGTTTGCTAAACTTGTGTCTGAGATAGGAGAGCTAGGGGATAACATAGCCAAGGAGCGTGACGTTACTGATGACATTGGTGACTGCTTGGTGGTGTTAAACACCTTAGCCATAATGAACGACACTACCCTAGAGGAATGTTTGAAGGTAGCGTATGATGATATTAAAGATAGGAAGGGACACATGAATACTCATGGTGTCTTTATTAAGGAAGGAGATGTAGGATGATTAAATTCACAAGTAATGGAAACGATTCTGGATTCTTACATGATTACTCTGTAGAAATGAATATAAGTAACGGAGTGGACATACATGAACTTATGGAGTTTTTTAGCTGCTTTACACAGGCGGTAGGTTACTCACACATTCTTATGTACAAAGCGTGTAAAAGATACCTGAAAGAGCATGAGTTTGAAATGGGTGGACTTGCGGAGGACGCTGAATGAGCTTATTAGATACTAGAGATTACTACAAACCATTTGACCATCCTTGGATGTTCGACTATTACTCACAACAGAACCAGATGCACTGGTTCCCAGAGGACGTACCGCTACACAATGATGTGAAAGACTGGCAGACGATGACTGACGAGGAGAAGAACCTACTGACTCAGATCTTCCGCTTGTTCACACAGTCAGATGTAGACGTAGGTGCTGGATACGTAGACCGATACATGCGTATCTTCAAGAAGCCAGAGGCACGTATGATGATGTCTAGCTTCGCTAACATGGAGTCAATACACCAACATGCCTACAGCCTGCTATTGGACACCGTAGGGATGCCGGAGGTGGAGTATAAGGCGTTTGCAGAGTACGAGGCTATGGCTGACAAGCATGAGTACATCAACGCTGTGAAGGTCACTAGGGGCGACAAGAAGTCTATAGCTAAGGCACTGGCGATATACTCAGGCTTTACTGAGGGGCTACAGTTGTTCTCTAGCTTCATCATCCTACTGAACTTCCCACGCTTTGGTAAGATGAAGGGCATGGGACAGATCATTACCTACAGCATACGTGACGAGTCCATGCACGTAGAGGCAATGACCAAGTTGTTCAGGGAGTTTATCAAAGAGAACATAGACCTATGGACTGATGACTTCAAGAAGGAGATATATCAGGCATGTCGTGAGATGGTTGACCTAGAGGATAGGTTCTTGGATCTTGTGTTTGAGCAAGGTGACATTCCCGGCCTAACCAAAGCAGAAATGCAACAGTACATCAGGTACATTGCTGACCGTAGGCTGCTACAGCTAGGCTTGAAGCCTAACTACGAGGTGAAGGACAACCCGTTGAACTGGCTTGACGATGTGCTTGGTGTAGAGCATCAAAACTTCTTTGAAGGACGTGCTACTACCTACATGAAGGCTGGCCTTAGAGGTGACGTTGGTAAGGTTAGGTTTGCTAGTGTAGGCTAGCGTTCCTCCTCTGCTGCTGCTGGTGCCCCTATAAACGGTTGTGCGCCAGCAGTTAGCATACCTGCCCTTCTAGACACAGTAGCCACATCCCTTGCTTGTGTCTTTGGCTCGTACTCCCTGAGAACCCTAAGATTGTATGTCACAGGGTTTTCTCCCTTCTCCATAGGTATACCCGACATCTTCTCAAGATTCTTAGCGGCCTGCATTACTTCAGCCCTGCGGTCTCCTTCTGGCTTATTCTTCCCGCCTTTAGTTATCCTAGAGTTTAGATTGTCCTCCATGGAGTAGCGTTCTGTAGCTGGTGCCTTAAAGTTAGACCGTTGTACAGGTGTCATAGTGACAAGAGAGCTACCGCCTACTGGGTCAAAACCAAACATATCGTGCTGATCTGAGATTATTGAGTACACATCGCCAGTATCTGCATTTATAGCTATGAAGTCGTTGACACCCCCAAGCTCCTTTGCCTCAGATACATGAGATGTTCCTATGTAAATATGAGGATCATTCTTGCCACCTGCCGTGGCATCTACGCCTCTTTGCTTGTAGAAGGCTAGAAGATCCGACTTAGATGCATCCTCGACACCCTTCTTTTTCTTCTTCATAAAATTGGCTAGACCTTTCTCTCCCATGATATTTTCTTGTGTGAGTAAACGGAGAGCTTTTGGGCCTTTCTTTGTACCGACTCTAGCTTCGTTAGATAGCCTCTGCACACCTTCAGGGTTCTTCACGACAATATCGGTCTTTTCTGGCTTGAATCCCCATACTGTATACAGGTGATTCATGGCCCTGTTCTGCACTTGTTCAGGGACTTCAAAGTTAATGTTGACTCCCTTATCAAATAACTGAGATCTTACTTGTGCCCTGTCGGTTGCTTTGACTTCTGCTAGGTTGTTTACTTTACCTATTGGCCCTTCAGCGACAAAACGTGCTGGCCCCTGTCCTCTCTGTCTAGATATGTAGTCTGTAGTTATGGCAGAAGCCATGCTTTCATTGCCTTTGGTAGTCCCTGCGCCAATTTCACCCTTACCTTTCTCTAGAGGTACGCCAGTTTCTCTCTCGTAGGCTATGGCTCTAGGGCTGAAGGTGTCTCTGATTGTACCGGGGAGTGCTTTTGTGGAAGCCCTCGCTGCTGCCGCTACTTTCTGAGGAGTACCAGCACCCCCATAAAAACCCTCTATCATAGTTGGCACTCTAGCTGCCCCAGCATTGATTGCTGTCTGTCCTACTCTGGCAGCAGGTATAACTCCCGCTACATCAGCGGCGGCTCCTGCTAATCTAGCGGCTCTTGGGTTCTCCTCAATGGCTTTCGTGACAGCCTTTCCGACATCAGTACCTGCAAGATACTCCATGCCTTCAGACAGTTTTTCTTTGACAGCATCGGGAGTGGCTGCACTCAGGGCATCCCCGATAGGACTTGTGAGCGTAGACAGAAGTGTTGATCCAGTTAGCAAACCTCTGGTTGTAATGTCGTCAACAGTTTGTATGGGGAATAGCTCTGCGTCCTTCTCCATCTGTGCCTGTGCAGCCTCGACTTTACTAGAGATGTACCCGTTGTTGTCTTTCTGCCTACGGGCTGCTTGGCGCTTTGCTCTCAGTTGTCTGCCGGAAACAAACTCAGCCATTATTCTTCTTCCTCTGGCTCATCAAATCTAGTCTCTTGAACAAGAGCCACAATTACAGCCCTGTCGGCTTTAAGCTGCTGTATCATCTGTGGGCTTCCTTTAGCGGCTACGATGGCTTTATCTGTAGCCACCAAAAGCTGACCTAAAAACTTCTTTGTTTGTGAGGACATTGCTGCCTTACCTAAACCATAGATAGCTGCTGCTGATCCTGCAACACCTGCAAGGTAAGGGAAAGCACCAGATGATACTACGTTACCAGCGGCGTATCCTGTTGCAAGCTGACTAGCTGGGTTTCTTGGTAAGTTTACACCTGTGCGACTTATGTTCTGCCCAAGCCTACCTATTGTAGTGTTAGCTTCAAGCCTGCGCTTCTCATCTACAACGTCTAGTGCCCTGTAGGACAGAGCCTGTTTACGCAGGAGATCCTGAACTGCTACATCAGGAACAGCAGCAGCGATAGCCTCGTGAGTGGCCTCAGAAATGGCCCTACGGCCTGCTCTAGATGGTGTCGCTATAGAGTCCTCTGCGCTTCTGGAGTCCTTCCTAAGCGCCCTGTCGAGAGCCTTACGAGCCTCTAGCACTTCCAATGCAGTGCCTTTCCCTAGTTTTTCTTTGAATAGCTGTAGTTGCTGTTCAATTCTTTTAGCTTTACCTTTTCTGTCGTATACTTCGTCAGCTAGGCCGTTAAGTGCTCTAGTGCGTATGTCTGATATAAGTGCCTCTACATCTAACTTAGGATTACCTGCTTTTGATATTCCCGCAGTAAGCTGATTTGCCTGCCTGCCTATGTAGTCTTCAATCACATTGAAATTATCAGTAAAAGTACCTTTTGGGTTAAACTCAGGTATGCTGGAGATTACATTTACCATCTCTAGCTCATCAGCAGTTGGCTCGTAGGTCTTTTTCTTTAGCCATCCCTGAGTGGTTGTCCTACCCTCGCCAAAACCATCTATAGGTGACAGGATGTTGCGTGTTAAAGACTTTCGATCTCCAATGCCCTGTCCTCTGCCTGCTCTCTTTAGATCCATTCCCTTTTCGAGAAGTGGAGTTGAGGTAGCAACAACAGGTTTTAGCTTACCAGCAGGAGTCACTAGCAGGCCAACGTCTACAAGACCCTCTAGTTCTCTAGATGTCGCAGCGTACTCTGGCTCACTTTCTTTACGGGCTAGATGTGTTGACCAGCTTTGCTGAATTGTGTTAAGTACTTCTTGAGCCATATCCGACTCGCCCATAAGTGTACCTAAGCGTATTACAGGCTCTAAGGGAACTTTAGCCATTTCGGTTAGATTCTCTAGACCTTCAGACACAGCCTGCTCTACTACATCCGGTACATCCGGTGTCACATCTTGCACAGCACCTATAATCATGCCCCCGGCGCTCCCAACAAGCTCTGAGACTGCTCTAGGTATTCCGGGCTGGAGTCCTGCTTCTTTTTCTTCAGGAGTCCCTGCAAGCCCAGCTAGGCGCTCTCCTGCCGATATGGTAGCCTCTGTGAGCTTAGGAAACATAGCATCTGGAGCAGACTCAGGCTCGCCCATTTTGTCCAGCATAGCAGCTATTTCATTGGCTGCTGCATTATCTCCTGCCGCCGCCGCTCTGTTGAGACCTTCGATTAACTGTTCTCTTGTGTATTGAGCCTGAGCCATGATTTACCTATTTTATGTATTGCTGTGCGCTTGGACTAAGATTGGTAGTAGGCTGCGGAACAGACCCCCTGCCTAGCTGAAGTATCTCTGCTGCCCCTGTAGTCAAGAGTCCTTCCTCTACTGACTTATCAATCATCTCTCTTGCTTTTTCTAGCTGAAACTGTGCAACTTGACGTTCAATACGCAACATACGTTCAAGAGTAGCTTTCTCAAACGTAGGCTGTCCGGCTTGTGCCAAAGCAAAATCACGGTCAGCATCAGACAGTCCAGTACCTGCACCATAAGCCTGAATTATGTCAGCAACCTTAGCAAATCGTTCTAGAGCAAATGCCTGTGTGTTTTGAAGCGTAGGGCTGTCAATACCAAAGAAAGAACCTACTCGCGCTACCTCTACAATAGCATCCGCACCTAATCCTGTAAATATCCCACCGTCCAGTAGCTGCTGTGCTCTAGTGTTCTCTGCCAATGTATCTGACGCTTCTTGCCCCTGTTTAATTGTATTGCTAACTGTTTCGTTGACAAGATCTTTCATGCTGTCAGGCATTTTACCATAGATACCGTCTAGCTCTTGTGTTTGAACCTGCTGTGGTGCAGGGCGTAGCCCTAGTTCAGACGCTTGTTGCCACCTACCATCTTTAAGAACTTTACTTCCAATAACAGAGTAAACACGTACTTTACCATCGTCACCAACAAATGCTTTAGTAGAGCCTTTGTCACCTATAGTCAATATCTTTTCCATCTCATCAAACTGAGGAAGCTCATCACCATAAGTAGCTTTAAGTTCTGTTGGAGTAATACCTGCATTCTGAGCCAGAACTTCAGTTGCCTTATCGTCATCTCCTCTAGCTGCTAGCTGAATCTGACGCTTACCTATTTCTTTACCAAGGTCTCGTAGTTCTTCAGGACTAGCGTTAGTTATTTGAGCCGAAAGATCACCCATGCCAATACTATCAGCAGTAGTAATCAAAGATTGCCTGTAATTCTCTTGGCGCTGAGCTTCTTGTTTCTGTTGTGCTAACTCCTGTAATTTCTGAGTAGCAGCAATCTTCTGCTCTGGGGTACCAAACTGCACCATCAGCCCGTACATCTTAGCCATCTTCTGTGGGTCACTAGGGTCAATCTCAGCCATGCCCTGAGTGATCTTCTCTTGCCCAGTTCTCATGTCCCTACCAGCTAACCTGCCAACACTTCTAGTTAGCATGCCTGCCATACCGCCCCCACCTATACGTGGGTCAGACGGGTCTTTTTCAAACAAGTCAGACCCAAAGTTAGCTATCTGACCCATGAGTCCCGGACTAAATCTTAAATTTGCCATTATTTATCCTTATTAGTCAAATAGGCCAGCAAGTGCTGACTGGTACATATTGCCAAGTGTCTCACCGCCAGCAATTTCAGCACCAAGTCGAGCCTCTAGTCCAGTAATTCCTGCTTCACCAAATAGTCCTGCCCCTTGCCTACGTGCAACATCAGCCATACTAGCCGTCTCTAGACCCGGAGTGAGAGAGGCCAAGAGTTGTTGTTCAGGCATGTAGCCCAGACCCATAGAAGTACCTATGTTCTGCAACTGCTGTCCTGTGAGTCCCATACCAGCGCCAATGTTAGCTAGTCTCTGCGACTCTAGACCTTGCTGTAAGCCCCTAAGCTGATACGGTAGCTGTTGTGCTTGTGTTCCTAAGCCAAACATTCCCGATGCTAGTCCTAACTGTCCTTGACGTAACCCTTGGCCTGCTTGTGCAGCCCCAATATCTGCTTGCTGTAGGGCTAATAGATTTTGCAAGTCACCTGTACCTAAAGCCTGTCCAGCCTGAGTTGCTCCTAACCCTAGTTGAGACAGTGCCTGTGCTTGCCCAAACTGTCTCTCTTGTTCTACGCCTGCCTGACCCATGGCTGCTAAGGAAGCCTGATTCATAGCCTCTGCTCTAGCTTTCTCCATAGCAAGCTGTTCTGGAGATCCTCCAAACTGTGCTGTACGTAATCCCGTACGTCCTTGTGAGGCTAAGCGTTCTTCCAGCGCCAGTTGAGCGCGTTGTTCTTCAGGACGCTGTGTGGCTCGTATACGTTCATATATATCAGCCTCTCTTGCGCCCATGCCTCCCATAGCACCTTCAAACATGCCGGGAGCTTGCCCTAAAGCCATAGAAGCTAAATTAGAGACACCAGAGTAGTCTGAAGGTGCTCCGGCTCTTTGTGCAAACTGAGAAGCAATAGCCTGCCTTTGTCCCAAAATACCGGGGTCTACACCTCCTGCTGCGCCCATTGCTTGTGCTGCTTGACCAAAAGCCCCCTGTGAGATTCCTGTGGGATCTGTAAGGGTCTGTAGTGACCTTGGCTTCTGAGTCTGGAAACCCCCTGTAAGACTGCCTGTAATCCCCTGCAGAGCCTGCTGTTGTGCAGCCATCTGAGGAGATAAAGAGGTTGTGGTACTGCCGTCAGCAGCGGCTGACAAGCCCCCAAAACCTGTAGTTACAGTAAAAGGCTTAAATTCAGTTGCTTGTTGTGCCTCACGTCCTACTGCTAAAGCTCCTGACTGCGCTTGTGTTCCTATGTCTTGTAGTCTGTTATAGATGTCTCTACCAGCTAAGACACTTCCTCCGGCTCCAAGCAAATCTGTTAATAAACTCATCTCTTTATTCTCTTATGTCAATACTGTTGTTATTACAGAAGCCGCCCCTGTTACTACAACAGTAACAACAAGCCAAGCAAGACGCTCCCACTTGCGAGCATGGGCTGATGCCATTTCTCTAAGCTG